AAAAGCACGTTTAATTTAACGTGCTTAATAGAAGCAAAAAGACACTTATACAAAAAAGGGATAATATGAAATCAGACTGTGAGAATTTAAAACTACTGGGAAATCACGCTACCAAATACCAAGATACTTATAATCCAGCTGTATTAGAAGCATTTGCAAACAGGTTTCCCGAGAATAACTACGTGGTAAAGCTTGAGATTCCTGAATTTACCAGCTTGTGCCCCAAAACTGCCCAGCCAGACTTTGCTCAAATTCTTATCGAGTATTGCCCTGACACTAAGTTGGTTGAGTCAAAATCACTTAAACTTTACATGTTTAGCTTTAGAAATGAAGGGTCTTTCCATGAGGATTGTGTGAATAAAATAGCAAATGACTTATTTAAACTCATGGAACCTAAGTGGGTGAAAGTAAGAGGTGATTTTTTCCCAAGGGGTGGAATTTCGATTAACCCGGTATGCAAAAAAGTAAAAGAAGGATTTACAGGGAGAGAAGGGCTATGAAAACGGTTTTAATATACTCAGGCGGCATGGATTCAACTGTTCTTTTATATGGATTAGTAAAAGAGCATGGTAAAGAAAACGTCCGAGCTATTTCGTTTAATTATCAGTCCAAGCATAATGACAGAGAATTTAAAAGTGCAGTTAATACATGTGATTCGCTAGGGGTTCAACTAGACAGAATAGACTTATCAGAAGTGTCTAAGCATTTAACATCTGACCTACTCAAAACGGGCGCTGAGATACCCGAAGGACACTACGCTGAGTCAAACATGAAGAAAACGGTTGTACCCTTTAGAAACGGAATTATGCTTTCTATTGCTTGCGCAATTGCTGAGTCTTGCGGAGCAGAGAATGTTGCTATCGGGAATCATGCAGGCGACCACGCTGTTTACCCAGACTGTAGAGTAAATTTTGTGAAAGCAATGTCCAGAGCAACCGAACTTGGTACATACGAAGAGATTTATATTAGAAGCCCATTTCAAGAGCTCTTAAAGGAACAGATTTGTACACTTGGAAACACTCTTGAGGTTAACTGGACAGGTACTTATTCTTGTTACAAGGGAGATGAAGTTCATTGTGGAAGATGTTCAACTTGTTTTGAGAGAAGGGAAGCATTTGTTAATGCTCAGGTTTATGATCCAACTGAGTACGCAGACAAGACGGAGTTTAAAGAGCTAGAAAAGCAATACAACGAGAGATTGAAAAATGATAACAGCAACTAGAAAGATTCACTTTTGTGCAGGGCATAGAGTATTTGAACATGAGTCTAAATGTGCGACGCTGCATGGGCATAATTACATAGCGTGGGTGACAGTAGAAGCCCCAGAGCTTGATACGCTCGGCAGGGTTGTTGATTTTAGCTGTATAAAGCAGCTAGTAGGCGATTGGATAGACTTATACTGGGATCATAATACAATCGTCTACCATAAAGACATAACTGTCCTAGAAGGGCTTATGAACATGCCTCGGAAAAAAGACCCTTTTGTAATGCATGAAAACCCAACTGCGGAAAACATGGCAAGCTTCCTTTTAAACACGGTATGTCCTGAAGTGTTTGCAGGATCAGAAGTTAAAGCTACCAAGATTGAGTTATATGAAACAGAGAATTGTAAAGTAGAGGTGACTTTATGAGCTATAAAGTTAAAGAAATTTTTGGCCCTACGATACAAGGTGAAGGCTCTTATGCTGGCTCTTGTGTTTATTTTATCAGACTTGCTGGTTGCAATAGGTGGACAGGACGCGAAAAAGACAGAGAGAAGTCAATTTGCAAGTTCTGTGACACTGATTTCGTTGGCGGGGAGTCAATGGAAAGACAGGAGATTGTCAGCAAGTTGTTAAGCCTTGGAGCTGAGAGAGGGTCAAATATAGTTATAAGTGGTGGTGAACCTACGCTTCAAATAGACGAAAACTTACTAATCGGACTAAATGACGAATTGTTCTCAATACACTTAGAGACTAATGGTAGTAAAAAGCTAGGGCTTCTTATTAATTATTTTGACCACGTAACTCTTTCCCCTAAACAAAGCATGGAGCAAACAAAGCTTGAGCAGTGTGATGATCTTAAAATATTACACCCATCAATATCAGAAGATATAAGCCACGAGAAGTTCAGAGATTACAAAGCATCTGAAAGATATGTTCAGCCTGTAATGGATGACAACTACCAATCAAACATATTTGAAAGCATTGAATTGGTCACAAAAGACAATAACTTAAGACTGAGCGTTCAACTGCACAAGATTATAGGAGTAGGGTAATGATTCAAGATAAGGTTGCTGAAAAGTTTAAAGAAATAATGGATTTGCTTAATGTAACAATAGACGATTCAACTATAGATACTCCTAAAAGAGTGGCTAAGATGTACATTAATGAACTATTCAAAGGCTTAAATAAAGCTAATTACCCTAAAATTACAACTGTTCAAAACAAGTTCAACTATAATCAGATGCTAATCGAGAAAGGCATTAAAGTTCACAGTGTTTGCGAGCATCATTTTGTGCCAATTATAGGTAAAGCTCATATTGCTTACATCCCTAAAGACAAAATAATGGGGCTATCAAAGTTCAATAGGATCGTAGATTACTTTAGTCGTAGACCACAAGTACAAGAGAGATTAACTAACGATATTTTGGAAGACCTTAAGAAAGTTTTAGAAACAGAAGACATCGCAGTGATAATAGATGCTGAACATTTTTGTGTAAAGATGAGAGGCATACAAGATCAGGGAACTATAACTAGAACAAGTGCGTTAAGTGGTTGTTTCCTAGAGGATATTAGTTGTAGAAATGAATTACTCGGTGCAATAGGTAGCATCTAACCGGAGAATATTAGTGAGCGCGTCAAAATATAAGCCAGAATACTGTAAAATGCTAATCAGTCACATGAGCAAAGGGTTGAGTTATAACACTTTTGGAGCTTCGATTGATGTTGGTAAAAGCACTTGCTATGACTGGGAAGACCAGCATCCTGAATGGAAAGAGTGTAAAGAAATAGCTATAGGCAAAGCACAGTTATTCATGGAAAAGAGGTTGTCAGCTAAGATATCTGGAGTAGCAATTGATGGGTTAAATGTTAAAGACATAGATAATTCATGCTTAATATTTGCACTTAAGACAAGGTTTCATAAGGATTATTCAGAGAAAAACAAAGTAGAAGTAGATGGTCAAATTGCTATTAACATAGACGAAGATGACGCAGCCGTTTAAGAAAACTTTAAAGCAAGCAGAAGCCACAAGGATGTGCGCAGACCCAGACTTATTGCACTTTATGGCAATTGGTGGTTCGCGTTCAGGTAAAACCTTTGACCATGTTAGACGTATTTTTATAAGAGCAGCAAAGTGTCACTCGAGACATCTAATAGTAAGAGAGAAATTTAATCACGTTAAGACTTCTGTATGGTTAGAGACTATTCCTAAAGTTTTAAGCATGTGTTTTCCTGACTTAAGAGCAACTCCCAATAAGACAGATTACTATTACACGCTAGCAAACGGCTCTGAGGTATGGGTTGCTGGGCTAGATGACAAAGAGAGGACAGAGAAAATACTAGGTAAAGAGTATTCAACTATATATTTCAACGAGTGTTCACAAATTAAATTAGCTTCAAGAAATATGGCCCTAACAAGATTAGCTGAAAAAAGCGATCTTAAGAACATGGCTTACTATGACTGCAATCCTCCAAGTAAGCGCCATTGGACTTATTGGTTTTGGTATAAGTATTTTGATCCTGAAGCAGAAGTAGCAGTTGATTCAACGCAATACCAATCAATATTAATGAATCCGGGCGACAATATGGAAAATATTGACCCTGAATACATAGAGAAAGTGCTTAAGAAAATGCCCGAGAAGGAGCGCATGAGGTTCCTTGAGGGATTGCATACTGACTCTGATGATGGGTTGGCTTACTATGAATTTGATAGAGAGAGACACGTTTGCGAAATAGACACAGAGGTATTAGAAAATCTAGCAGGCACAAAGTACCACATCGGAATGGACTTTAATGTTGACCCAATGACAGCCACTGTCGGGTATTACTCTAAAGGCACATTCTTTGTTATTGATGAAGTGTTTCAAAACAATAGTGATACGCCTAGGATGTGTGATGAGCTTATTGGACGTGGCTATGCTGGCGCTGAGTTGTTTCCAGACAGTACAGGTAAGCGTAGACAAACAGGTGGTAAGACAGACTTTCAGGAGTTAAGAGACAGGGGGTTTAGCTTGCAAGGTACAACCAATCCGTATCAAGTTGACAGAGTTAACAATTTAAACAGATTATTAAAGAACAATAAGATAATAATAGCTCCTGGATGTAAAAAACTAATAAAAGATCTGGAAATGGTGTCTTGGAAAAACAACGAATTAGATAAGAAAGACGACCCTATGTTAACGCACATTTCCGACGCGTTCGGTTACTGGACATGGGCAAAAGATAACGTAATATTTGGAAGTAGAAGATCTAAAACTGTACAACTATAGGAGAAAATTATGGAACACGAAAACACACAAGAGTCACCAGAATATGTATTAGAGCCAGTGACAGAAGTGAAAGGCGAAGATTTAAATGAACAAGAAGTGCTTTTGCTTAAAAAGCTCTCGGAACAACATAAAGATTTACTGAGAGACAAGGCACAAGAGCCTATTTCATTTAAGGATTATATCGGAACCAAGGTGGCAACTTACAAGCGTCTACAGGAAAAACAAGTCAGTAGAATTAAGAGCGAGATACCTAAAAAAACTCCCGAAGCCCAGCGAGCCATTATTATGGCAACTGCTTATGTTTACGCCGAAGATATTGGTAGGTTAGAAAACGTTCTTAACAGTTTATAGGAAGTAAAACATGAGCCTAAGCGCCCAACGATTTGAGATACTAGATTACATAAAAGACAACCTGGATTATTTAGAGCATAACAAAGTGCTGCTAGACATTCATCAGGGTAATTTGAAACCATATGTACAAGCTGATCTAAAGGCCTGTCTTAGTGAGGACTACTATTCTAAGATACAAGAAAGGCTAATCGTTGTTAATGTGCTTAAGAGGTATATTGATAAGGTGTCTAAGGTTTATGCGCTTACTCCGGTAAGAACAACCGAAAAAGAGTCAGACCAAAAGCTGCTAGAAGAATACGAAAAAGCATTTGAAATGAACGTTTCAATGAATGATGCTGACGAATACTCTAATCTATTTAAAGGCTATTTATTAGACCCGTATCTAAACAAAGTCGGTGAGCCGAAGTTAAGAGTTTCGCCGTTTGATAGATTCTTGGTGTATTCAACTAATAGTGAAAACCCTTTAGAAGTAGACATTCTTATTAAGTTTATGGGCGAGAAGCCAATAGACGTGCCTGATAACAGGACTAAAGAAGGTTACCGTGTAGAGATGCGTGATGTTTATTATCTGTACAGTGATGGAGAGTTTTTAGCAATTGATAATCAGGGGGATGTTTACGCACCAGCGATGGAAGGTAATGACGGTGAAAATCCTTTTGGCATTATTCCTAATTATTATGGCTTTAGATCTCGTATAGATTTACTACCTAGACAAGACACTGATTTATTAAACATAACTAAAATCATACCGGTATTGTTGTCTGATTTATCAGGCGCGGTGCTTTTTCAATGCTTCTCTATTATGTATGGAGTAGACGTTGACAGTGAAGATATGGTTATGAGTCCTAACGCTTTCTGGTCATTTAAGTCTGACCCTATGAGCGAAAAGACACCACAGGTAGGAGTGGTTAAACCTCAAGCAGACATAGACAAAGTTTTAAATTTTATAATGCAAGTTTTTACCTTTTGGCTTGAAACGAAGGGTATAAAAGTGGGGGCCTTGGGCTCTATAGATGGGTCTAACACTTCCAGCGGTATTGCTAAAATATTGGATGAGATGGACACTACTGAGCTTAAGAAACTCTCCATTAAAGCGTTTAAGAAAGACGAACAAAACTTCTGGAAAGTAATGAAAGATGTCCATAATACATGGGTAGACCAAGGTAAAGTTAAGGGCAAGGGCAGGTTTTCAGAGGACTTTGCAGTTGTTGTTGAATTTGATGAGCCTCAAGTGGTTATTGACAGAGAGAAAGAAGTTCGTACAATCAAGCTAGAAGTTGACGCGGGGTTCCTATATCCAGAAAAAGCTATTAAAAAGCTTTACCCTGATGCTGATGAAACTGAGCTTAAAAAGCACATAGATTATTTTAACGACACTCCCAAGGAAGGCGATGGCGAAGCACCAGAAGACGACAATCAAGATTCCAAAGGGGTACAACCCAACGGAAAGAAAGGTGATAGCAAAGCAGATTCTTGATTTCATTAGAGTTAGAACAGATAAAGGCAAGGATAAAGATAATAAAGACTTTGTTGGTTATTCTGATGCCTATAAACGTTCAAGAGATTTTAAAACAGCGCACAAGACAAGCAGAGTAAATCTAAAATCAACTAAAGAAATGATGGCTGAGCTTGATCTGTTAAGACAAGTTAGCGGCTCTATTACTATAGGTTACGATAAAGAAGACATTGATCTAAATGGTAAGGTAGAAGGCAATCGCTTAGGCACGTATGGCAATAAGAAGCCAGTAGTCAAAGGCCGTGATTTCTTAGGTATAACAGATAAAGATTTAAAGAAAGTTCTTAAGATGTTCCCGTTGAACAATGACAAGAAACGCGAGAAAAACGTATTTGAGCTGGTTAAAGCAGCGGCAGCCGCAGGTGAAATTATAGGTGGTGCGGCAACAGGTACAGTAGTGAGGAATCAAGGATAATGGCACGTAAAGACCCGAACGCTATTCAGTTCGATGTACCTAAAAAGCTTATTAGTGAGCTGGTAGAAACATATACATCTAACGATAGAAAGATGAAGACCTTAGCTTGGGACATGCTCGATCAGATAAGAACGCGAACAAGGCTAGGTTTTGGGGTTACCAGAACAGGTAAAAAAGTAAGGCTGAAGCGTTTATCTAATAGTTATAAAGACCAGCGAAAAGGTAAAGTGCGTTTCTTTACTAGTAAAAGTGGACATGTTTACCCCATCAAAGCGAACAGGGCAGTATCGTCAAATAAAGAGCTAGATTCTCTTGGAGCGTCTGTAGGTGCAAGAGCTAGCAGTAAGGCTAATCGAAAGATAAATGCGTCGATAACGAAAAACCTGTTAAAACCTACTCATTTAAACAAAGAGCATGCTACCCCAAGCAAATCAAATCTTACGTCCACGGGCTCGATGCTTAACTCATTGACAAGGCGAGTGATTAACAAGAGAATCTTTATAACGCTAAAGAACAATAGAAGCACTGATATGTATGGCAAGCCTTCTAAGATGACAGCTAATAAGAAAGCTAAGTTGCAAGCTAAGGCCGGTAGGCGATTTCTCGATTTAGCTAAGTTCGAACAAAAGCTATTTAGAGATAGAATTACGAAAGACTTATTTAAACTAAGTAATAGAATATTAAGTAAATTGAATAAATTAAACAAGCTTAACGGAGGCTGAAACATGGCAGAGGTTAGTGACCAAACCCAAGAAAATGAGATCATTAGTGATGAGATCAATGAGACGAAAGAGGACGTAGTAAAGCATGAGACTTTTCAAAGGGTGCTTAGACAAAAAAAAGCATCAGATGACAAGGCTAGCTTACTAGAAAAACAGTTGAACGAAATTAAAATGCGAGACGAGGAAAGAGAAGCGGATAAGCTAAAAGCTGACCAGAAATTCGAGGAATACTCCAAAGAATTAGAAGGTAAGTTGGCGAAAGAGAAAGAGGAAAAGGAAACTTTTCAGAAGGGATTACTTGACACTCATAAGCTCCAAGCTGTTTTAAACAAGCTGCCCGGTAAACCACTTCATCAAGCGTATTTAGATTTCATAGACCTTGACAGGATTGAAGTTGATCCAGAAACAGGAATCAATGCAGATAGTGTCGAGAGTGTTGTTAATCAGTTTCTTACTGACCACAGCGTATTGTTAGAACGTCCAGGAGTAACTCTCCCAAGTGATGCCCCCGGAAGTACGGGTAAATTAACTAAAGAGCAGTGGTCGAAGCTACCAATAGCCGAAAAAAGAAAGCGGTTAAATGAAGTTGTAGATCTGTAATTGCTCAATAAACGGAGTTTTAAATGGCAAAGACAAATTTAACGGACGTAAATGGTCAGATCAAAGAGTTCTGGGCACCAATGTTCATGGACGAATTAAAAGAAAAAACACTATTACCTTCACTGGTAAATAAAGACTACATCGGAAGCATTGAGAAGGGTGGAGATACTGTTTATGTATCACAGATCAATAGACCAGCAGGCGAGACTCGTACTGTAGGCGTTGATGCTGACACTTTTAACAGTGAAAAGCTTTCTACCCAAAGGGTTTCTATTCAAGCTAACAAGAGGTTTCAGGCTTCTTTCGAGTTTGATGATCTTGTAGAGCTTCAGTCTCAAATTGGAGACCAAAATTCTAAAATTAGACGAGTACTATTAGAATCAGTAGAAATTCAATTGAATAACTACCTCTATTCTCTTATTGCTCCAAGTGCATCGTCTCCATCACATGTATTAACTAGTGTTACGAATTACAATGCTGCTCAGTTAAGTGCTGTTAGAACGCTTGCTGCTCAGTCTAAATGGCGTAAAGATGGTTGGTACAACCTTTTAGATCCTGTTTATTACTCAGACCTTATGAACGCAACCACTATGGTTTCTTCTGATTATGGAGCATCTGATGCGCCTCTAATCGGTGGGCAAGTTGCACTTAAAAGATTTGGTTTTAATGTTCTTGAAGATGACAGTGCAGGACTTCTTACGCTTTCAGGATCAAGTGCTGATGCAGGTATCGCATTTCACCCAGATTTTATGCACCTAGTAATGCAAAAACAACCAACTTACAAGGTTGCTGAGCTTACTTCTAATCACCAGCACGGTTTTGTAATCGTCGTTGATGCTATAGGCGGAGCTTCTCTAGGTAATGACGGTGATAATAAGCACATAAGTATCATTAACTCATAATGCTAAATGGCGCGAATGGTTATAAGAATTTGCAAGTCTTGGAGGCGTCTAGCGCCTCTGAGCTTGTAGATAAACTAAAGGCAATTCGCGTACCAATTAGAGTTGTAGGTTTTGATAATGATGGTGTGAAGTTTTACGCTTACATAAATTCAGAAAGAAGATTTAATTTAAAAGGAGAATAGAATGGCAGCTTTAGGTAATCATAAAATTGTAGGGGCGGGATTTTCAAATGACGCTCAGATAGTAAGAGTAATTTATGACTTCGCAGTAGATGGCGGAGCAGTTGGTGATTTTGATGTATTTACAGCATCAAGCTCAATGCTAGTTGAGCTAGTAAGTATTGATTGTAAAACAGCAATCACAGCGACGGCAACGGCTAACCTTGATCTAGGTAAAGGTGCTGGTGGTGTTGAATTTCTAAGTGATTTTGATGTCGGTGGCGGTATTTCAGTAGACGTTCAAACGCCAGGAACAGCGGCAGGTAAAATTGTTGAGCTAGCATCAGGCGAAAAAATTGTAATGGGTCTAGAAACCGAAGCAATTACTGCTGGTAAGTTAGAGTACATTTTTAAAGTCTATAGCAGATAATTAACAGGCCCTCTCCGGAGGGCTTCTTAAAGGTTTTAAAAGATACAGTGAAAGTTAATAAATCAGAAGAGATTTAGTATGGAAACAAGAATATTATTTTCAAACGATGGGATAATGGAAGACTGGACACCAGAACTGTCCAGATATCAGACAGGAACAAAGACGTTTAGCCATATTGCCGCAGATGACGCTATTTATATTGGCTCTCTTTATCCTTTCAATCATAAATATATAAAAATGGGTGATACAGTAAACGCAGAGGCGGCTACTATTGCAGTTAAATACTGGGATGGGACTGAGTTTGTTAGTGTTGTAAATTTCACGGATGAAACTTCTGCACTTTCAAACTCTGGTTTCTTGTCATGGACGCCAGATGAAGATAAGCAATGGGCGATGGAGCATACCGAAGACATCACAGAGCTTTCAACTGTTAAAATCTACAACATGTATTGGCTTAAGATAACGTTTGATATTGATTTAACGGCCAGTACTATTATTAACTGGATTGGACAAAAATTTAGCGACGATGATGATTTAGGGTCTGAATACCCAGAGCTCGTAAGACAGTCTATGATAACAGCTTTTAAAGCAGGACAAACTGACTGGGAAGAGCAACATATTAAAGCAGCTGAGTTATTAGTTAGAGATTTAGTAGAGTCAAATGTTCTTGATAACAGGAATCAAATATTAGTCAGAGATAAGTTTAAGCTAGCGGCCGTGGCAAAATGCGCTGAGCTCGCGTTTAGAGGTTTTGGCGACGATTATATAGATGACAAAGTAGCGTCCCGACAAGAGTACGATAGACGGCGTAAAATGCGTATTTACTTAGTAGACAAGAATCCTGATGGAAGATTGGATAGACAAGAGACTAGATCCAAGCAAGGGACGTTATCTAGATGAGCAATATAACCACTGTTTACGATACATTATTAGAAGCATGTGCAGTTCTTTTACCAAACAAGACAAAGATACCTAATCCTTATTTCTTAGATGAAAATGCTGAAAATTTCCTAAGAGAAGGGTATGGATTAAAAATTAATTCAACGGACTTAGAAGAAAGTGAGTTTAATAAGTATAATTATGGAACTGACTACTCTGTAATATTAACCCGTGAAGTAATTAGAACCAATGAGAATACCCTAGCAATTGAGATCGCTACTAAAGACCTTATGGAGGATATGCACGTACTTAGAAAGGACTTTTACAACGTTGACCAACTAGGTATTGACAACAACCTTCAGAGAGTAGACTTAGGGTCGTCATCAGGAGTAGAATTTATAGCAAGTGAGAAATTTAATTTTGTAAGCATAGAAGTCAGCTTTACAGCATATATAGAAGAAACATTATAGGAGATAAGAATGGCTGAATTAAAAAGGGCGAGTGTTTTTGCCTTAAAAAAAGAAACATCGTCAGGGACATTAATTGCACCAGCTTCGGCAGCTGAATTTATCCCATTAAGAGCCGATCATGGGCAAGAAGCAACGCTAGAAGAAATTGAAACTGATGAACTATTAAATGATATTGGAGCAAGTGAGCCAACGGTAGGAAAAGAAACTCCTAGTGGTTCTCACTCGATGTATATAAAACATTCTGGAGTTGAAGGCCAAGAGCCTGAGGCTGGTTTGTTGATAGAATCTTGCTTAGGCGATAAAACAGTTAATGCCACTGAATACAATACAGTTTCAGGTTCAACAACTACAGTTGTAAACGTTGATACTGGCGAAGGTGCAAGTTTTGAAGAGGGTCAAGCTCTTTTAATAAAAGATGGTACTAATGGCTACAGCATCAGAAACGTTGAATCAATTGCAACCGATGCTTTGACTCTTAATTTTGCAGTAGCAACTGCACCGGGAACGGCAGTTGAATTAGGAAAAGCTATTCTTTATAAACCTGCAGCAAGTGGTCACCCTACTTATTCAGCGTGGCTTTACCATGCAAACGCAGGGGCCAAATCAGCTATTTCTGGGTGCCAAACAAGCTCACTTTCAGTCGAATTACCAGCGGGGCAACCAGTTAGTTGTTCAGTTTCATATGAAGGTACAAGTGCATTTCATAACCCTTTCATAATTGATGCTACTAATAACAAATGTAATATGACCGATGATGTTGGAACAGTTACGGCAACCTTAACAAGCGGTTCATATAAGACACCAGTAGCACTGGCAACTGAAATTGCCACACAGCTAACGGCAGCAAGTTTGGCTTCAGGTGCAGATGCTATCTCTTGTTCTTACGATTCCGTGACAGGTAAATATACTATTGCTAGTGATGGTTCTGTTCTTTCTTTATTATGGAAAACAGGTGTAGCAGGTGCCGATGGTACTGATACGCATTTTGGTACAATTATCGGCTTCAGTGATGCAGCGGATGATGCTAGTGCTTTAACTTATACATCTGACAGTGCAATTGATTTAAGCGCACCGTATACGCCTACTTACGATGATGAAGATGTAATCATTGCTAAGAACGCAGAATTAATGATTGGTTCAGCTACTGAAAACATCTGCAGACAAGCTAATAATATTTCAATCACAATTGATCGACCTAATGCGGATGTTGATGATATTTGTGCAGAAAGTGGCGTTTCTGAAAAGATAGCAGAATCTAGAACTGCAACAATGACAGCGACTTTAATACTTAAACGCTACGAATCATCACTATTTGATAAGCTTTTAAACTCAACTGATGTATCTGTAATGGTTAACGCAGGAAAAAAAGACTCTTCAGGTAACTGGACAGCGGCAAAAAACTTTAACTTCTTTATGCAAAAAGCTAAGATTACATCACATACTGTCGGTGGAGATAGCTACGTAACAGTAGAGCTAAACGCTAAAGGCTTTGTAACAAGTACCAAGAAAGATTGTTACTTGAATTTCATCTAAGAGGTTTAATTGAAAAAAGAATGTCAATTTGGATTTATTGAGTATAAAAAACCGAATCCTTTAGAGGGTTTAGAGTTTTTAGGAAAAATGGGCGTTAACTCCGCTCTGCTTTCTAATTCTCAAGAGTTAATGGACAATGATTTGTTCTATACAGCTCAGGCCATTAAACACATGGAGCCTTTCTTAACTAAAATAAGTTTAAAAGTTGATAAGAAGAAGATTGATACCTACGACAAGGTAGTTAATAGTATTGAGTGTATGACTATTCTTATGGAAATTGCTGGCGAGCTTATGAGCTTCATGCAAGTAGATGAGAAAAAAAAACCTTAGTCACTGACTTGTTAATGTTTCGGGTAAATGAAATGCCCGATGAATCAATAATAAATATAGCTGGTAAGGAAGAATACGAAGAGATGCTCAGGGAGGAGTTTTGGATTCAGAAATACTTACTCATTCAGCAATCTCAAGAGCTCGGTGTAACGTTTCACAAAGACGATTTTACGCTTGTAGAGCTTCAAATGTTTACAAGTATAAAACTAGCCTTAAGAAAAATGCAGGAGAAACCGAGTAATGGCAAATCAAGCTCTAGTTTATGACATTCTAACGGGTAAAAATACCCTTATATCTACATTAGATAAATCAAAAAAGAAGAGTGGTGTCTTAACTAAATCAATGACTAGTTTAGGCAAGAGCTTTGGTGGTGTAGCTTTAAAAGCAGCAGGTATCTCAGCGGCATTAGGCACAGCGGCGGCGGCGTTTGTTACGACTAAAGCAGTAGGCGAAGCAATTAAACTAGAAAACGCTTTGATCGGTTTGCAATCGGTTGCAGCAGGCACTGGTAACGACGTTGCCTTTATGACCAGTGCAGCAAAAGAATTATCAAAAGATGGTTTAATTCCATTAGCTGACACAGCAGCATCATTAAAAAACTTATTAGCTTCAGGTCTTAGCGCAGAAGAATCAGTTAAAACTTTTAAAGTATTAAGAGATTCAGCTTCTTTTGGGCGACAAGGTATGCTTGATTTAGGTGAAGCAATCAAAGGCGCAACTGACGGTATCAAAAACGGCAATTCTGTTATGGTTGATAATGCTGGTATCACTAAAAACCTTTCAATTTTATATAAAGAATATGCAGATAGTATCGACAAAACAGTAGGGTCGTTATCGGAAGCAGAAAAGACACAAGCAATTTATACAGGCCTTCAAAGAGAGGGCGCATTATTCACAGGCGATTATGCAAAACTATTAACAACATTTTCAGGAGCATTAAGTGGCGTCAGCGGAAATTTTAGTTTTTTATTGGCAGATATTGGTGCCTTCATTACTCAAAGTCCAGTCGCTATCGCCGTGGTTGCTCAACTCGCAGGGATATTTCAAACATTACGGGGTTTTCTAGAGAAAAACAAAGACGCGATTCAAGGCTTTGTTAACTCAATGATTAAGGGTTTTGTAGCAGCGTTGCCAATTGCAATTGGATTTTTCCAAGGGTTAGCAAATGGCGTATCTTATGTAATTGGTGTTTTATTAAGATTATCACTAGCAGTTAACGGAGTGGCACAAGATTTTGCAGAACTAGAATTTGTTAAAGCAATCTTCAGCGGTATATCTAAAACGGTAGCTCTTGCAACTAGTACAATAGTCAGTTTATTAGAATTGATAGCCGGAACCTCTATCGGTAGCGGTTTTATTGAAAACATTTTAGGCCTAGACGCTGATGAGACCATTGAAAAATTAGCCAGCGTAAAAGAGGGTTTATTTAAATTTGCCGATGAGGTTACGGGCGGTGAAATAGCCGAACGTTTAGGGGAAAGAGGTACTTTTATTTCTCAGTTAATGGGCACTAATGAAGAGGGCCTTGAACTTTTAAATACAGGACTTACCGCCGCTAAGGATATATTTACAAAAAATGCTGATGAATTAGACAAAATAAAAGACTCTAGAACTAAGAAAAACATAGCTAAGGCCAAAAAAGTAACTAAAGAAGAAAACAAGGCAGCGGTAGATCAGTGGGGCTTTTTTGCTAAAGGTTTTGGCAGTTATAAAAAGTTTGAAGACCAAACAAATAAAGAAAGAGCTGATAATTTTAAATCAACACTTGGAACT